GTCTTACCAGTGTTTAGCAGGCGGAACACCTCTGGGTTGTTCTTTGCATACGAAATCATGTCAGCGGCTGTTTGCTGATTGTCAAAAGCAACAGATGCACGATTTTTCAAATCGGTTGCAGATTTTTCTGAAGACTCAGCGCGAGTTTTTTCGGTTTGCGTTAAGCGCTCTCTTTCCTGCGCTGATTCAAGTTCTGTTTTTGGTCTCTCGTACTCTGTTTTGCCCAGAGCATTCTTTTTGCCTGTTGGGGCAATCATGCCGTTTTCAGCCATAAAGCGAATTAGGATTTGCTCGTTACCAGTAGTGGCGGCTTGGCGTGCGGCATCAAAGAAACCGTCAGCCACCTCAGTGCGAACCTTAACCTTCTTGTCGCTGTAAGGAATAGTAACCTCAGTGAATCCAGCGTCAGCCGCTTTCTTGGCTTCGACTTCAGCCTTCTGAAGGTTGAACAAAAACTTTTCTGTGTCTGGGTCACCAATCTGTTGAGCCGCGACAAGTTCTCTGCGACCAATAGGTGCAAAGCCTGTGACCGTGGTCGGGAGACCGGGGCGACTTGGGGGCATACCACCACCCATTGGAGGAGCGCCAGCACCACCAGCAGGAACCGCTAATCCACCTAAAGGAGCGCCGCCAGTAGGTGCCTGTGATGGCATAGGAGCACCGCCACCCAAGTTTTGGAGCATTGCAGAACCAGCCAGCTTTTGACGCAACTGCTGTTGCTTCATCATCAAGTCAAGGTTTTGTGTGTCAACACCTTGTTCACGCGCCATTTCATCTGTTGTGGCTTTTTGGAATGCTCCCATGCCCTGACCAAGAGACTCAACAAATTGACCAGTCTTTGTAGGTTGAGCCAAACCAACGCCTAACGCCATAAAACGTGGATCATAGGGAAGGGTTGTGCGTTTGGCTAAAGACTCTTGCATTTTTTGAATCTGCTGATCCAACTGCATACGACCCTTATTTAAGTTCGTAATTTCTTTGTTGACATCAAACGGTTCATCTTGAGCAGTTATTTGTTCAGCGGCAATGCGATCTGCATCAGCAGATTGATCTGTTTTTTGCGCAGGCTTACCCTGTGGCAAAGCGGCTGGTTTAGCCTGTGGTGGCTGGGAGACTTGACCCAAGCCGCCCTGTGGTTGTTGTGCAATCATTCTTTACCCCACCAAATAACCGTGTTCGTCGTAATAATTACCCTGACCATCGTGGTATGCGGCATTGTTTGGCATAACGTCTTGCAGACCGCCACCCTCAGCCATCATTACGGCACCACCGCCTGCCTTTTGAGGTACGCCAACAGTGGTTGCTGTCTTTGCGGCGGCAGTAGGGTCGCCCGAATACAGAGAATACAGGATAGAACCCAAAGAACCAATTTGAGCCAATGGGCTGATGCCAAACTGACCTTGTTGACCGGGCGCGGTGCTTTGCTTGATTGACCCGCCGGGGATGTTCTGACCCTGCAACAACTTGGCATAGTTCTGAGCCTGAATCATTGGATAATCCAATGCGGCTTGACCTAACTTTTGCTCGTTGGCACCCATGTTGAACAGCGTAGTCAATCCACCCGTTCCTGTCTGATACTGCTCTTGTCCTAACTGAGTCAAACCCTGACCAGCTTGCAATTGGCGCTGTAAATCGTTCTGAGCGGCTTTTGTAGCTGTGTCGTAACCACCGCTGAGGGCTTGGTACTGTCTTCCCAATAAATCGCTCTGAATGTCTCTAAGCGTGTTTCCAGTGACTTGCTGTTGGCGACGTGAGCCAAACTGTCCAGTACCAGCCGCCGCCGCACCCAATGCTGGAAGCACGTTTTCTTGCACGTTGCGTTGTGTCAGGCGACCCATTTCATCGACCACATAGTCTTGATAGGGGTTCATGTACCCGCCGACAATCTCAGGAGCGGCTGTACCGCCTGCACCCGTGAGCATCTGGCTGGCTTGACCTAATGTGCCAGTACCTGAAAAAGCCAGATTGGGAGCCATCTGGAGGGCTTGCTGTTGCAATGGGCTAAAGCCTGCCACACCGCCCTGTTGGACGGCGCTTTGACCTAAGTTAGCAATGTCTTGTAGGTAGTCAGTGTAAAACTGGGGGGCGGTGTCTTGCGACTGCGTTGTTGTTGTTACGTCAGGCAGTGCCGCGCCTTGGAATAGATCAGCCATTCATAGACTCCTTCAGATAGTTCAAAGGTGATTTAGCCTTTGGTGGTATTTTACCGAGAGGTGCGCTTCTTTTGTGAGCACGAATGTTTTCTCGGAATTTATCAAGAACTTTTGCGCCAGCTTTGTTTGAGCCGTTACCTAACATGGAAACCAATTCGGCATCCATAACGTACTCACCGTCAGCTAACCACGCTGGAATGTCGTCAGACTGTCCGTCGCCAGCACCGTTAACGGCAGAACCTTTGCGGAAGTCCACACGGTTGTTCACCACTGGATTGGTGTGGTGGCTGTGAACGGTGTGAGCCTGTGACAGACCACCCTTTTTCATACCTTGACCCAAACCAAGATTGTCAGCAGGGTTCATTACGCGACCAAACGTGTAGTGCGTTGTACCGCCACCCGCCATTGCTGGTTCTTCTTCGGCTTCGTATGCGTCCTCGACAGCAGTTTCCTCTTCAGGAACTGCTTCCTCATAGTCACCGTCTTCTAGCAAGTAGCCATATTCATCAACAAGGTTTCCAGACTGATCTAATAGGTTGCCCTCTTCATCCCTGTAATTGTTCATGTCAGGCTCTCTGAGCCAGCCAGAGATACCAAGGTCTGAATACAGACGGTCATCAGGAGTCTCATCGCCGTAGCCTTCTGCATAGTCAGAATAAGAAACAATTGGGCTACCAGTACCTGTGCGACCACCCACCATGCCTGCACCAAAGTCTGTAGTGCGTGGGTCAAACGAAGTTAACTCAGAGATGTCAACGGGTTGGCTTGGACTAGCAGACTCACTGCTTTCGGCTTGATCCATCAAAGATGCAATCAGAGCACCTACGGCTCCGCCAGCCAGACCGGGGTTATCGCGAACGGCATTTAACAATGAATCCAAAATGCCAGTTTGGTCTGGCTGGTTTTGATTAACCGCCGCATCAGCCGCCGCTGTTGCAAAACTTGGCTTGTTTCCACCACCAGAAGAGGTAATTGATCCTACTGGAGCAGTAACTGGGTTTCCTTCAGAGTCGGTGCGAAGCAATTCAGTATTGGTTTCGCCGTCAACGGTTACATATTGATCACCATCCCAACGACTATATGTTCCATCGCCATTGTCATTCCATCCGCCTGTGCTTGAAGTAGATGAGATATTTGCTGGGTCAACAGTATTGCCCTCAGAGTCAAAGGAATTTCCCTCTGTATCAGTTACATAAACAATGTTGCTGTCGGCATCAATTGTCATTGTGCTACCGTCATCATCAACATAGGTAGCCGTGCCGTCACCGTTGTCAACGAAACCAGCAGGCCAACCCTCTGGGGATGGCAATGACGCTGAACTCAAATAAGTATTTCTTGCCATGCTTCCAGCATATGGTGATGTATCACCAGCAAACATTGTTGGGTCGTCAAACTCACCATAGTTGTAGCCGACGTTCTGAAAATCTTGAACTTCTTCGCCAGTGTCAGAGTAACCAAAATCTTCGCCGTAACCAAGACCTGTATAGCCACCATCGTCAAAATGACGCTTACGACGAATTGAACCACCCTTGGCATCTTCTTCGTAATTTGTACCGTCATCGACGTATTCATCGTCAGCAACGTATGTGTCTTCACCTGATCCGTCATCACCTAATGTGTAATCTTCGCCAGATGCGTCAAAACCTTCTTGAGACCATTCACCATCAGCACCTTGATTCCAAGTAAGACCTGTTTCTGGATCAGTCCAAGAAGTTGTATCTTCAGCAGAAGCATCAAACCCCTCTTGAGACCACTCACCGTCTGCACCCTGATTCCAAGTTAATCCTGTCTCAGGGTCAGTCCAAGAGGTTACGTCTTCAGTGCTAACGCCCTCTTGTGACCAACTACCATCTTCACCCATATTCCAAGTTAAACCTGTTTCTGGGTCTGTCCAAGTTGTTTCATCAGCAGTTGTAGTAGCACCTGAAGCAGAGGCATCAACGTATTCTCCGTCTGCACCAACGGTGTACATCAAGTTTCCATCAGCGCCGTAGATGTTTCCACTTGCATCAGCAAAGTAACCTTCGCCAAGGTCTGTCATTCCAGAGGTGTCTTCACCAGTAACCGTTGTGTCTCCAGCACCACCAGTAAGGCTTCTGGTCAAACCAGTGGTGGTATCTACGCCAGTAGTTGTGTCAGTTGTAGTGTCGGTTGTGGTATCTGTAACCGCCTCCATGCCAATGATGTTTCCATCCTTGTCATAGGTGTTAATCATTCCATTTTCGGTAACTGAGTAAGAACCATCTTCATTTGTTACAGCGCCTTCAGGAACAACATTGCCCTCTGTCTCTGTTCTAACGCGATCTAACTCGGCTTGAATTTGATCTTCAGTCAATGCGCCAGTTGCGCCTGCTGTAGAGCCTTTAGGAACAACAGGAGGTTTAGTGCCTGCTGGTGGCTTCAAAGTAGGAGCGCCCCCGCCGGGCTTTATCCCAACGCCACCCTTTGTCGGAATGCCTGCTGGCTTAACAATAGATGTAATTGGAGGCTTAGGCGTTCCGGGGATAACTGGTTGTTTGCCAATTGGTGGCTTAGGTGTGCCGGGAATCACTGGCGGCTTTACAACGGGTGTTTTAGGCGTCGTTAATTTGTTAACTGCCTTGTTAACTAGCGCGGCAGTTCCTGCGGCAACAGCCGCTTTTTTCAACGTACTTGTTAAACTGCTTGATGGCTTTGTTGCTGGCTTAGTTGGAGTAACGGCAGGTTTTTTTGCTGTTGTTACTGGTTTTGTTGCTGTAGTTTTAGCCGCAACAGGTGCCTTTGTCGTAGTAGTCTTGGCGGCAACTGGAGTCTTGGTTGTTGTTTTAGCCGCAACAGGAGGTTTTGCCGCAGGCGTAGTAGTCTTTGCCGCTACAGCAGGTTTTTTAATTGCAGAAGTAATGGCAGGTTTGGGACTAGCTTGAGGCGCTCTTGTTGTACCTGTTTGTACACGCGCCGCTGGAGCACCAGTAGTTGTTCCACGGGAAATAGGAGTCGCTACGCCTTCAGATACGGGTGCGCGACTAGCAATTGTTTCACGGGGAGCGCGAGAAACAGAGGTTAAATTGCCAAAATCATCTTGACCGCCGCGAACACCCATGCCACCGCGACCGCCTCGGTCACCGCGACCATCACCAAAATCTAACTCAGTAGGTCTGAATCTTTTGTTGGGGGCGTTACGCATCACCGAACTAATTGTTCGGACGGGCGTTCTTAATTCCAAAGGGTTGCGTACTGTTCTTGCCATAATTTACCCCATTTTCTTCGTATTCAGACCTGCTGGCAACTGTGCCTTTTTTACAGGTATTAAGGTTTTAACATCCACCCTTTGTGGTGGTTTTTTAATTGCTGTCAAGTTTGCCACATTAACTCGTGCTGGCGGTTTAGATGCCTTCATCTGAGACATCTGTTGTGCCGATATGGTTTTCTTGGCTGTATTCAATGCACCAAGTGCCGCAGGTTTTACAGCCGCTGTTCTTGTTGTTGGCTTAGTTGTTCTTAAAGCACCAGTCAAATTGGCTCTTGTTTTGTTAACTTTGGTAACGGGCTTGGTTAAAGACGTTGCTTTGTTCAACAATCCAGTTGCTGTAGATACCGCACCCAAACCAGTTCCAACTGTTGATGCCAAATCAGTTAATGTTTCATTGCCTGTTGTACTTGCAAGCAAGTTCAAACCACCAACCGTTTTGTCAGCATCAGTGCCAGTAGTCAATGTAGATACATTGTTTACAGTGTTAGAACCCGTATTGGCAAGAATGGTTGAACCAGCCAACAACACGGCATTCATTAGGGTTGCATCGTTGACATTACCGTTAGTGACTAATTGAGTTACAACTGGAGTCAAAACAGAATTTAACAATTTTGCATCCGCTGTGGAAAGTCCCATCTCGCCAGTAACAGAAGAAAGACCTGTTCCAACGGCAGAATTAAGCAACTGAGTGCCAATAGCAGTACCGACATCTGTACCAGTCGCCAAAGCCGTTATAGCCGCTGTGCCTGCTTTAGTAAGTGCGCTTGATACGGCAGGCGATAAGTCTGAAGGCAAAGCCGTAGAGATCATTGGAGCGACCCCAGCAGAGATTGCACCAGTAATAGAACCCTTTAAGAATCCGTCGCCAAAATCACCACCAGAGGCTTCAGCCATGATGCCGCTTGTCACGCCGTTGATGATGGACTTAGAAACAACCTGAGACACTATCTCACTCATACCAGCTTCAACAAGAGTGCTGGTAAGCATGGAGCCAACGCCCGGCAACAAGAAGTTGGACGCAATCATAATGATTGGCATGATCGTATCTGCATCGCTGGTTGTAAAACCATTTGCAGAAACTACCGACTTGCCAGTCTTAGGATCAAACTTTAAGTCATAACTAGTACCACCACCACCCGTGTAGGTAGAACCAATGGTGTATGCAATAGGATTGTCTACAGCATCTTGCGCTGTCAACAGCTTGCCATTGGCAAACAAACCTTTGCCCGTGACTAAGTCATCAATTGTTCTTTGGATTTGTGTGCCGTTATCACCACCTAAATAAATTTCCTCAGTTTTAATCTTGGCAACTTGATCAGGAGTTAATTCTTTGCGAGTAGATGTTTCGCCATCAGCACTTGGAATAAGTGCGTAGTATTGGTTTGTCTCAGGGTCAAGTTGAACACTAACACCGCTACTTGTAATGTCTTGGGTTTTTAACTGACTTAAATCAGTTACGCCAGATTGAATAAATTGACGCGCCATATCAAGCAGAACTTGTTCTGATGCTGTGGCTGTCCTGCCTAATAAATTGTTTGCTTCGGTTGCGGCAAAACCAATGTTCTCACCTTTAGTTTGAAATGCACCACCAGTCATGGAGCCTGCGTTTTGTGCAATCTGTTGAGCCAGCGTTAATAACTGAGCACCGTCAAACTGATTACCTTGATAGTCAGTAAGCGTGGGCAGTGCAACGGCAGTAGTTGTGTCAGTTGTTTTAGTTGTACCAGTTGCTGTACCTGTAGTTGTATCAGCAACAGTTGTTTTGGCGGCTGGCAAACTACTGTATGCGGCATTAACTTGATCTGCGGTTATGCCTAATGTGGAGGCAAGCGCGGCTACATCTGATCTTTTAGCATTAGGATCATTAGCAAGCAGATTTGTTAGAGCGTCATTGACTTCAGTTTGAGTGTATGTTTTTGGAGTATTAACAACAGCAGTAGACGTTGTGTCAACAGTCTTAGTAACGGGTCGACCATCTTTATCGATGATGGTGCCGCCGCGCGTTCTAAACGTACCATCGCCTAAATCAACAGGCGCGTTTGTTTCTACAATCCTTGTTGGTGGAGGTTCTGGTGGCTCATAAACTGGCGGCTCTGGCGGAGGAGGAGGCTCTGGTCTAGGAGGTGGCTCATCAGGACGTGGAGGTTCGTAAACACGCTCATCTGGAGGCTCGTAAACACGTTCATCTGGAGGTGGTGGTGGAGTAGGTTCCTCAGCAACAGAAACAGCACTTAAACCACCAGTAGGTGGAGGTTCATAAGCAGGGGGAGCAACATCAGCTTGCTGAAAATAACTGACAACAGCATTGGAATCATAGCCAGTAGCGCGAGACAAGTCGTCAACAGAAACACCATACTGCGCCGCTGTCTCAGCAATCAGTGCTGGGTTACCAATGTTGGCTTCAACAAAGGCTCTAATGTCGGCATCAGAAACGGCAGGAGCGGAATCCTCATAAGCCGTGTAGTAGTCGTCGTCGTTATCGTTACGCATTTTGTTCAGTCTTCTGGTTAACAGCGCCGACTAGAGCCGCCGCCCAGTCTTGCCAGTTGTCGTAGATGTACGGGCCGGGGATGCCCTCGTTCGTAAACACATCAATAGCTTTTAGACTTGCCGCCCACTCTTTCCAATGTTCTTCACCAGAAGGAATAGACAACTGTTGACCCGCATACGCTTCCACCATAAGAGAAGCCCAAGAATTCCAATCTTGAAATCGAGGGTCGTAAACAACAGCCAGCGCCATGTTAACCCCCGTATGGACGAACGTCGCCCAAGTTGGCACTGAGCAGAACTCGACCCATTTGGTAGTTTCCGCCTTGCACGTTGCTTGTGAATCTCAATCGTATCTCTCGACGCTGTTCACGCATATCAATTTTTCCAGTGTCTGGATCAAAATAATATGGATCAGAAATTACATCTGCTTTTTGCGCAAACGGTCTACCAATGATTTGCAACGACATCTGCTCTGATTGAACAAAGTCAGGTTCAACACGCTCTAAGTGCAACCAGAAGTTTTCACCCGCACCGCCTTGCAGTGGTTGTGGTGACTGGGACGGGCCGCCCCCCACCCAACCCAAGTCAGATGTTTCAAAATAACTTTCAATGGCATTTACAGTTTGATCATTTACCTCATCAGTACCAATCTCGTGTTGCCACAAAGTTATTCGATTTGCCGTCGTATTAAAAGTTGCACTAACAGCAGTACCAGTTGCCGTGGCAACATTGCTAAGTGTGACAGTAAAGTATCCAGCCGTTGCACTTGGAGCAATTGCAGTCACTATGCTGTTGTCTGGAATACCTGTTGCAATCACCAGTTGATTTAGTGCAATCAAATTGTTTACTGGCACTTCAATATTTGCACTTGTATTTGTTGTGTCAATTGTTGTAGCAAAAACTTCTTCTTGCACTGTCAAATCTACGCCAGCATTGATAGGGTACTTGAACACTTGAGAAAAGTAACCAGCCGTGCGACGAGAACCCAATGCCTGACCGCCGTCATACCAACAGTTTTCGCGGATGTTGTAAATCACGCAATCGTTACATTCTTCTGAGTCACCAGAAGGGAAGAACCACCAAACTTCACCAAAACGAGGAACCTTTGTAGCCCAAACTTTTTGACGTTGGTCATAATTTAGGTTGTCAAAGAAGTAGTTTTGGTTCATGGAGTTTGGAATTTCCTTGACTACACCGTTGTAGAGCAAGAATCTATCAACACCAATCCAATAATAGATACCGTCGTACTCAATGACGCACTGAGAAGACAAGATAGAAGATTGGCTAGAGATCACGTCATAGCGCCAATAAAACGTCGATGTTGTTCCGCCAGTGCTAATTGTTGTTGGAGTGTAAGAAACGCGAATCAATGAATCAAGCGCCCAAAACAAACCAGATGGGGCATTAGAACCACCACGAACAGGTAAACCCTTGACAATCTTTGTAGAGGCTACATTGACCTCGTTTGCATCTGCACCGTTCCAATCATATGGATTACCAGCCACTGAATTTTTAATCAGACCGTTGTCTCCATACACAAAAACATATGGGTGCAAAACAACCACGCCACCAGATACTTCAATAATGTCACCTGTTGGCGATGTTCCAGTAGTATCAGTCAGGGGAGACATGGAGGTGCCAGAAATGTTCCCTGCTAAAACTGGCGTGTTTACGGTTTGATCAATTTCCGCTAAGTTCAGACCGGGGTGCGCAAGCAACAACTGGTTTCCAGAACCTTGAGAATCAAAGGTCGAATCAAATTGCCAAAGGTTTAGATTACTGGCTGTGAATCCGTCATCAATTGTTGCAACCTTAATTGAAAACCCACTACCAGTTCCACCAATGCTTGCGGCTGTTGCGCTTAATGTGTTACCAACAACGTAACCGTTTCCAGCCGTCGTAATTGTTACAGTGGTCACAGAGCCACCAGACACAACAATTGTAGCTTTTGCCCCTGATCCAGAGCCTCCTGTGAGGGTTACGTTGGTATATGTGCCGTTGGTGTACAAGGTTCCACCAACAAGCGTGTTGAGTGTTAAAACCAAACCAGTAAAGGTGAATTCACTAACACCAGCACCAATACCATTGTTGTCAATGTTGACGACTTCCAAACCATTGTTATAGCCGTTAAATACTTGATTGATACCGTCAGTAGAGTTGACGTAGATACCGCGAGAGTAACCAAAAGCGTCATTTGTAATGGCGCGATAACCGCCAATCTTGCGAGGACGACCACGTTGAAACCTTACCCAACGACCGTCGGAGTAAAAGTTTTTGTCGAAATATGTACCATCCCGCTGGACACCGGGTTGCGTATCAATCGAAAAAACTTTTTTGGTCATGTAAATGTTCCGCCAGTAATACCAGTAGTAAATGTTCCAGTCGTACCAGATACAGCACCAGAAAACACCCCAGCAACACCAGAGACATTTCCAACAATTGCCAAACCTGTTGCTGACAATGTTGATCTCAACACACCAAGAATTGAAGTGTTGAACTCACCAGAAGCGGCGCGATACACACCAGTGCTTGCCTCTGAAGAAAAATACAAAGCAGGAGCACCAACAGTTCCGTTGACCAAACCAATTGAAGATGAACCAGCCAATACCGTGTTGGCATTAACTAAGTTTGTAGAATCGCAAATCAATGTTGCCTGTTGATTTGACGCAATCGTTGCAGTAGAGCCTCCAGTATTGGTTGTGATGGTAATCGTATAGTTACCCACCCCACCGACCGTAGCATTCTGAATGTAGTACACCTGCACTGTTGGAGGAACAATGATGTTTACGTTTCCAGTCAGCGTTCCAGTGTACTTTTGGATCACATTGGAGGCTTCGGCTGAAGTCAATGTGTAGTTACCAGTTACTACTGCTTTGGTCAATTGAGTAAACGCAAATTGCGTAGACTTACCCAAACCTACCGTGTAGAACGTAGAACCACTGCAAACAATAATGCAAGAGTCGCTTGGTTGAAGAATGATTGTTGCAGAACCGTTGATGGTATTTCCACCAGAACCTGCAACCGTCAAAGCACCAGTTCCGCTATTACGCAAGAACATAAACCAGTTGTCGCCCAATGTTGCGGCGGCTGTTAGGGTCAATGTTCCAGCACCACCAGTCCACACATAAGTGTTAGAACGATCAGTAGTAAGTGCTGTGTAGTTAGATGAAAACGTGGTAACAGGTTGGCTTTGGTTCAGTGTTTGACCAATAGCCAAAAGACCGTATCCAGCCAGCGTAGCGGCATCTGCACCAGAAGAACCAATACCGTAGGCAATGATGCCCCAAGTACCTGCTGTGGTTGGATTTGCGGTAATGTAGATGTACTGAGCCTCGCCAGCGGCTACAGTCACAATGGTATTCAAACCAGTGTAGTCTTTAACCAGCAAACTTACAGCGCCGACATTTCGGATCAATGCATCTTGACCTACTGACGCTTGATTAGCTGGGGGCATCCACAACTCGTTTGCGCTGGAGGCTGTAGACACCTCCATGATTCGAGCGGCGGCGTCGTCAGTTGTCGTGCCGTTGATAGGCCATTCCAACTGCAAGTCAGTCGTCAGCGTGATGCGGCGATACGATACGTCAGTTGGTTGGATGACGTTACCAGTAAAAGGGCTGTTGTAACTCATTATGAATCCACCGCTACGGCTTGACGATCAGCCAGTCTCAATTTATCCTCAGCCATCAAGGTGCGCATGATGAGGTCATAGTTTTGTTGCCACATAGCCATGCGCTCATCATTCTTGAGGAACGGCATCGCCTGCAACAAAGACCCATACAGCAACGCTTGGGGCGCGTAAATTGTGAACCAATTCGTCTGATTAGAAGAATCCAAAGGTTGAATGCGCTCGTAGTACAAAACTTCAAACGTGTAGGCTGAAGCAGGCGTAGGAGCCACCAACCAATGGGTATAGTCGTAGTCCGCAAAATAAGCGGGAATACCAGTATCGGTCGCGTTAGGCCAATACTCACGAAGGTACTCATACTTTCGTAACAGCACAGGCTGTCGTTGACCAGCCACTGTAATGTTGAACGAAACCGTCTTATGCCAACGAGCAGGCTTGTCAATTACCGCTTGGTTGGAAACCATTGTAGATTCCTGAACGGTTAAGTTACCAAGGAATTTGATCTGGCTGGCAATTGTTTGCTCTGCCAACATGATGAACAGAGGAATCTTTTCGAGGGTCGCCGTATCCGTCCGCTCTAAATAGGACTGGATGTTTTCGACCAAACTGTCATAGGTCATAACACTTGCGGTCGTCATGCGTTCACCTCGTGGATTTGTTGAGACATTTTAGTCTGCCTTTTAGCTTGTGACAAGGCTACTTACTAGCCACGCCTTTGGTCTTCTCAAAAGAGCGCATACCAGCAATACCTAAGATGCCTGACAGAATGACCCATAGTTGATCAGCGTCTAGTACAGGAGGAGGTTCCATACCAACAGGAACCCAACCCATAGCCTGTAAGTATTTCCAAGCCCATTGAAATAGGGGATAGAGCAGGAACTGGTAACCCATAGCCGCCACACCGATCCACCCAATTGCAGGTCTCCAACCAGAGACAAACACGCTAGAAGACGCCGCCTCAATCTTATTGACCTCAATTTGGGCTAAGTCTGTAGCTTGGTCAATGCGCTTCTCTTCAAGATCGAGTTTTCGTTGCTCAATCTCCATCTCCATCTTTTCTTTGTCGGTGGTAATTAAGTCACCTGCAACCTTACCAACGGCTTCAATAATTGATCCAACTGCAAGCAAACTCATGCTAGACCTTTCAATGTGCGGTTGATCCAACCCTTGAGGAACTTAACTTGCACAGGATTTTTGTTGCATATCTCAACATAACGGGCAATCTTAGCCAAGGCATAAGACTCCTTAAACCGCTGTCCGTCAGTAATCTGGTTGAGTTTCTCTATGGTTTTAGCACCAATACCGCCATCAGGAGTGGCTCCAACAACTAACTGAGCCAGCTTTACAGCCATTCCCATTCCAGCATTTACCCCAAAATTAAAGATGGAGTTAGCCACCTCTTGGTTTGAAATCTCGTTACCGCGCATCTTGTCCCAGAACTCAACACGGTAAAACTCACGCACCATAGGTGTTAAAGAGCCACCAAATTCTTTTTTGTCTACCAGCGCCCAGCCATTCCACTGGGGGTTTTTGTTACGGGCAATACCAGCGTAAGTCATCCCGCCTGTGTCGCCAGCGACTTCATGGAGGACGTAACCACCCTCGTCCCTAATCATCTGCTCAAAAGCTGGTTCAAACTGAGCCATTAGTTGCCTCGTTTAGTTAACATGGTTGCCGCAATTTCCATCATTGAAATAATGTGTTCTAAGTTGTCAGGTTGTTTTTCCCACCCTGCTGTGATCTGCCCAATAAATCGACTGCGATCAGGCGGAACAGATATACGGCAGGTATAACCAGCACCTTGCGCTATGTACCAAATACCTAATTCGCTCTGTGGTCGAAGGTATTGACTGCAAGGTACATCCCCAGCCATTAGCTTCACGACATCATTGTTGTTTGCATGGTTAGACGTAAACAAACCAACATCCAATCCTTCCATATCTTTACTGCGACCATCCTTGGTGTACAAGCGATACAGCACTCGCGTCCCCAATATTGGATTGACCTTGAAGATAGCCACAAACTTAGCATCTGTTTGTTTAAACAATACAGAAGCCGCATCATCGACACGTTCTTCGTGAATGGTCGGCATTCTTTTTTGTTCTTGGTACGCAGAGATCAAGAATGATTGGTTCTGCCAAAACATATACCCAACAAACGCCACAACCCCCATGACAAGGATTGCAAACAACTTAAACGGGCTGTCTACATATCCAAGCACCCTGTCCAAAACAGAGTTGGGGTTGAGCCTTTCTTCTGGCATTTACAAACCCAAAATCTTTTTGACTAACTCGCCAGCGACGCCGGGGCCAAACAACACACACACAATCACCCCATACAAGAGGTACTCAATCTTCGTCATGCGCTTGTCCCCATCGCGCAGGGATCGGTCGATACTGTTGTACCGCTCTGAACAGATCGCTTCGTGTACAGCCAATTTAGTATCCACCGATTCCATAAAATTCCTTGAAGAAGCCACCCGAAGGTGGCTAATTTTTAGTTCACTGTTACGTCAGTAACTGCCTCTTCAGGCTTCTTTTCCAATTCGTCTTTCAGCATTCTGAAGAAGGCATCTCTGCCAACTTGCAACTGATCCACGTTGAATCGTGCTGAGTCCAACTTACGATCCAAGTCAGCAACATGGTTGAGCAACATCTGCTGTTGCTGTGTCATGTCTTCAAACTTGTACTCAACGCCGTCAATAGTCACAGGGGTTTTTTCGTTTTTTCCCATGATGTTTCCTTTAAAGTGCCACCAAGATCGGGTGGTGGCTTCCCGTTATGCGGATGCTGTACGCAGTGGTGTCAGGTCTTCTGTTGTCCAATAAGTTTTGGCTACCATTAAACGTAAGTGTTCTTTGTTACGAGCAAGACAAGCAGTCCATTCTTCAGCGGTCATGCCTTCGGGCTTGCCGCCGTTAATGAGGTTTACTGAGTCCATTGCGGCACTGTAGTGCTTGGCAATTTCTTCTGCTGTGGGTTGGTCAATAGTTTCAGACATTTTTAGGCTCCTTTAAGTTGAGATTTGAGGCTGTCTACCTCGGCTTTTAACTCTTTAATGGCGTTAACCATGTACCAAGTCAAGTTATCTGGGTCAACAGATAAGACACCTGTTGATTCCTGCTTTACGCAGTCTGGAAGTACGGCCTGCAACTCTTGGGCAATTACGCCAAGTTGAACGCCAGTCTTTTTGATAGCGTTGGATGCGCCAAGTTCGGTGATTTCTTCTGGTAGGCGGTACTCAAAGTTGCGTACACGGATAGAAGTGATTGCATCCAGACCGACAGTATTGTCAACAATACTTTTCTTCAGACGCTGGTCAGAAGTGGTTGACCATGACGATGAATTGTTACCTTGATAAACGCCACCACCATTAGGATTGATAAATCCTGTAGTTGCGCCTTTACCCTTACTACCAGCCGTATTGATATTTATACAATTGCTATTACTACTTGCGTCAAGTCCACTATCATAGCCAATAAGAATGTTGTTGCTTCCCGTAGTTACTGGCCCGCTGTTTTGGTTGTATCCAGCAAGTGCGCCAATACAAATGTTGTAACTACCAGTTGATAAAAATATACCAGCATAATCTCCAATGCAGGTATTGAAAGAGCCAGTTGTATTGTTTTGAGCGGCAAGATTTCCAACTGCGGTATTTACACTACCTGTAGTGTTATATCGCATAGCCTCATTACCAACAGCAGTATTTCTGTTATTTGTTGCGGTAGATAACACTCTGTTGCCAACAGCAACCAACCCACCATCGGCATTGGAGGTTAAAGCATATCCCGCCTGATAACCTACAGCAGTGTTGTTAGATGCTGTGGTGTTGGCGGCAAGTGATTGGTATCCAAAAGCTACGTTGTTTGAGCCTGAAGTTAAACTTGATGCAGATAAAAAACCAACGGATGAGTTGTAATTTCCTGTACCAGAAGCACCAGAGCCAGCAGAAGCACCAACGTGCGTATTGCCACCGCCAGAAGTAACACCATAACCAGCGGCTCTACCAATTAAAGTATTGGAATCAGAAGTATTAGCATATCCAGCAACTTGTCCCAAAAATGTGTTGTATGTTCCAATTACGTTTGTATATCCCGCCTGATAACCTACTGCTGTGTTGTTAGATGCTGTGGTGTTGTTTAATAATGCTTGTTTACCAATAGCAGTATTTTGACTGCCAGTGGTGTTGTATCCCAAAGCTCCGTAATCTGTCCCAAAATCTGCCGCACCAACCGCTATATTGTTAGTTCCAGTAGTATTAGCCCTGAGAGAATAACTGCCAACCGCAGTGTTGTTAGAGGCCGTGGTGCTAAGATTCAACGCACCATAGCCAAGTGCTGTGTTTGCATTTCCTGTACTATTTGTGTATAAAGCCCCGCTACCGATTGCCGAATTTTGTGTTCCCGTGGTGTTTGTATATCCTGCCTGATAACCTACAGCAGTGTTGTTAGAGGCTGTGGTGTTATCTTTTAATGCGCCTACACCCATTGCGGTGTTGTTAGAGCCAGTTGTATTAGATTGCAATGCGCCAGCAGTAGATTCATCGTTTCCACCAACAGCCACATTGGAGTTTCCAGTTGTGTTTGCCGACAAAGCATAAGAACCAACTGCCGTGACATGACCAGAAGAAGTTAGGTAGCCAGCCCGATAACCAACAGCAGTGTTTCTAGCTGATGTGGTAGTTGTATAGAGAGCCTGATAACCTACAGCGGTGCTTTCTGATGCTGTGGTGTTGGAGTAAAGGGCTTGACTTCCAATGGCGGTATTCAAATTTCCTGAAGTCATTGAGTACCCAGAGCGAAATCCAACGCCTACATTGTAATAACCCGTTGCACCAGATTGACCATATAAAGCCTGACGACCAAAAGCATCATTACTGTCAGTCATGTAATAAGCCGCTTGATAACCTAATGCTGATAAATAAGCATTGGTAGTAATGCTTGCACCAGCACTTGCGCCAACAACAGTATGTTGAGAGCCAGTGGTATTAGCCGCCAAAGCACTAGCACCCACCGCAGTATTGGTAGCCACAGCACCTGCACCACGGCCTACTGTTAGACCATAAATTAAACCATCAGATGCGGCTGAGTCTTTAATCAGCTTGCCTGTTGTGCTGTTAAACAGAGCAATACCGTTAGCCGTTGCAGAGGCTGGGCCAACTACATCGCCACCAAGACCCGTTGCATTGATGGTAATTGAACCAGTGCCATTGGTAATGGTTACGCCACTACCCGCAGTCAATGTTGCTTTTGTTAAAGTATTGCCAGTAGTATTGCCAATTAACAGTTGACCATTTGTATACGATGTCTGTCCAGTACCGCCATTTGCCACATTAAGCGTACCTGCAAGAGTCACAGCACCCGATGTTGCAGTGCTTGGGGTAAATCCTGTTGTACCAGCAGAGAACGAAAGAACTGGTGCAGATGTAGCGTTTGATGCCAACAATTGAACTGTTCCGCCGTTGTCTTTGTAGTACAGCTTGCCATCGGTGATGTTGATAGCCAACTCACCGTTTGCAAGGTTGGTGTTAACAGGTACAGCCGACGCAGTGGTGCTGTAGTAAAGTTGAATGGGTGTATAGCCTGCTTGTGACATTTTCTATTTCCTCAGAATGTTCCGCCAGAGATGCCCGACCACACTGGTGCGCCTGCCCCTGCCGATGTTAATACTTGTCCAGCCGTTCCTGCCGCAGTAAATGCAAATGCAGTTCCAGTTCCATAAGCCGCACCGCCAGCAGTTGCTGTAGCAGAACTATTAGTACCGCCCTGCGCAATTGCAAGCGTACCAGATGTTACTTGAGTTGCCGCAATCGCAATCGCTGTGTTGCTGGCGCTTGTAATCTGACCTTGTGCATTTACTGCAATTGTAGGTACAGATGCCGCCAATCCATAAGACCCCGACACAACCGTGGTGTTGGCAATGTTGAATGTGTACGCTGGTGACTCGCTTAAACCAGTACCTGCTGAATACACCAAAGGCGCACCAAACTGCGTAAACACAAGTGCCGTTGTGCCAACAGTAATGGGAAGCGGAGTCTGTTGTACCCATGATGTATTTGCTAGAGTCACACCTGCGGTGATTAAAAAGAAGTCACCAGCATCAATTTGGTCAACCCCTGTACCTGCGGAGTCAAAATCAGTTGCGCGAGTCAGAATGTAAGGTGTACCAGCAGAACCAGTCTGCGTGACCGTGTACACACCGTTGTTTGCTTGTGTGGCTTCGTTCTTAACCAAGATTCGATTAGTTGCTACAGCAAGCGCACCATCAACAGTCAATGCACCGTTGGCATTTGCAGTCAGCGTAGCACCAACACCAGAAGTTCCGTTGTTGTATGTATTTGCTGGAAGTGCTGTAGCAGTTGCTAAACGACAAGCGGCATGGAAGTTAATACCTGAAGCAATTGAGTCAGCGTAGTCTTTGTTGACAATATCTGTACCGCTGGCAGGTGCATTAAGAATTGTCCCAGATGTCATTGCCACAGAAGTAAACGCACCAGCCGCAGGTGTTGTTCCACCAATCGGCGTGTTGTTGATTGTTCCGCCTGTAATAGCAGGAGTGGCAATCGTAGGCGTGTTGATTGTTGCGCTGTCAATCGTCTTGTTGGTCAGCGTCTGCGTACCAGTCAGTGTGGCTACGGTTGAGTCAATAGCAATAGAGACTGGGGCAGAGCCGTTGTAGGAGGTTCCTGTCAGACCAGTGCCAATAGTCAAAGCATTAGACGCTGTAGCGGTCACAGTCACTGAAGCACCAAGGCTTACAGAGGAGCCGTTAATCGTGATTGCACTATTTGACAAAGATGCGTTGGCGATGTTTGTCAGCGTGTTGTCAGGGCCATTTATTGTCTTGTTTGTTAACGTCTGCACACCAGTCAATGTCGCAACTGTGGAATCAATTGCAATCGTTACGGGTGAAGAACCATTAAAAGAAGTACCAGACAAACCAGTACCAATGGTCAATGTGCTTGTTGTGCTTGCAGTAATTGTTCCTGAAGCACCAAGAGCAACAGTAATACCGTTGTAGGTAACCGAACTGTTAGCAAGTTGGACGTTTGTAATAGTCCCAGACAAAGCCGTTGTAGGAATCGTCGCAGAGGCGGTAAATGCGCTTGTTCCGTTACCAATAAGGTAACCAGTCAATGTGCTTGCACCAGAACCACCGTTTGCAACATTCAACACACCACCAAGCGTAACAGCACCAGAAGTGGGAGAAACAGGGGTAAAGCCAGTTGATCCTGCGCTGAAAGACGTTACACCACCAGCAAGGGAGAACTGTCTCCATGTTCCAGAGGCATAACCATCAAATGTTTGCGTGTCAGAGTTAAAACGCATCTGACCACTAGCACCAACTGGTTGCTGGGCAGAGGTTCCAGTTACGACAGTCATGGCAGAGGTGCCGGGGAACACGGGGTTATCAGCAATTAAAATTGTTGGATTACCCGACTGACCGTCACCATTTGTTACTGTGATCTGATCTGTTGTACCAGTCAGTACCCTTGGATTGATGCTAGTTCCACCGCTTGTGATAGCAAGCAGTCCCGCACCAGTCAAGTTTGCCAAGTTCAAAGGCAATCCACTTAGCGAAAGAGTTGGGTTACCAGCAACCCCATCTCCGTCAGTAATTGACAAACCTGCGTTAGAAACCGCTATAGAACGCCCTGTAATGGCTGTAGAAGACGTTTTTACCTGTATTCCAGTACCAGAGTTCACCAAGGACAATAAAGCGCCTGTAGTGCTGATGTTAAAGAGACCTTGAGAACCGCCATCAGTAATCACCAAACCATTGGTCACCCCAACATAACGGCTGTTGGGTAGCTGAGGGGTTTGGGTAACAGTCAGGTACGAATAGGTCTGCGTGGGCGAACCCGCAATTGCACCAGTCGTGGTTTGCACCGTCACGCCATTTTGGACAATAGGAACCGACTCAGTGCCTGTAATAGCACCAGCCGCTGGCAGTTGGGTAATCGTTACTTGTGCTGACATTTATGTACTCGTATTGTCTGGAGGGTTCGGAGCAATCGTATCTTTATTTCCAGTATTTGTGGGAGTCTGAGTGTTTTGCTCCGTGGAAATTTGGAACTGACTTGAACCATCGAGGTTTTGACTTCCTGTCATCAAGTAGTTGTCACCTGCGGCAACGCTGACATCAGGACGTGGAAACCGAAGGTTAATCCGCTCGGTTTTTCTTGCAGGGAGTCGATAGGGGTCAAGCTGATCTTTGCACCCTCTTTCGGCACACACCCGCAGACCGGGCGAGTTCCCGTCCGCCACCAACGTAACAAAAGGAACCTTCATCTTGCACCTATCGCATACCGCGATGGCGACCGATGTCAGACCCATTGTGTCAAGAAAGATAGCCATTATCTTGTGTACACGCTGATGTTGGGGGCAAAGTAGATTGGCGACTTATCGCGCTCTTCTGCTTCGGCTTCTGAGTAATAACGGTCAGCCATCTTCTCAAGATACTGAACGCGATCCATTGCAACCTGTGGAAGTTCGAGGCTCATGCGGTGAGCCAGCATGAACACCACAGCCTCATACCAGCGCTGTGGGACTTCTAACTCGTCTGTCAGTGCTCCAACATCCATGATTTGGCGCTGATACCAAACAGTCATCTGCACAAATGGATCACTGGGGGTAGGCCATAGGTACACCGTTGGCTGAGGAATTGTGCGATCAAACCAAAACTGGAAGGGCTGATTAGCCGTGAAGTTCTTGTTTGGCAAGTTTGTGTAGTCATCGCGGTTTAGGCGTGACATTTGAATCTCGCGGGAGTTATTACCGAAGTACAACTCACGCAAAGCCAAAGTAGTGCTGTTATAGGCACGAATGCGGTAGTAGCCCACAGATTGACCGGGGTCTATATCCGTCCACACCCACTCGTTGTCGGAAACCACAATGGTTCCCAAATCATCCAACATATTCCATGTTGCGTTGTCTGTAGAGTATTCCAACGCAATTGACCAAGTAGCTGTTCCACCACCCGCTACATAGGGCAAAAAGCCAATAGAACCAATATAAATGGGGTTTGAAGGGCCAAAATTGACCGCAATATTGCCGTTTGTAGACGTTTGTTGACAGTATGTATCAACATTCCCGTCGTACACATTTGCCACTACACCGCCTGCGGAAGTTGTATATGCACCGCTTGGACGGTTCATTGTGCGATAAAGCACGTTCAAAACGTCAATACAACCCAATGGCATGGAGTAAATGTATTGGTCTTCGTTTAAACCAATCACTTTTTTGTTGATTGCCCAATAATTGATGCCGATGTTGGCAAGGTGGGACAACAAGAAGAAAAGAGACTGCCTCGAAGACAACAACTGCTCAGAGGTCAATTCTTCGGCTAACTTACCGCACCGACGAGCACCGTGGTCTATCAGCGTCTGGACGTTGATAACGGTCGTTCCGACGGTTCCTGAGTAAGCCATATCTGTCCTTTTACCAGCCGGGGCAGTCCCACCGCTTTAGCGATGCTTTAGCGCGTGGAGCGTCCCCTTTTGAATGTTCTACAACGCCGCTCATGCGTGCGCAAAAAGAGTCTTTTCGAGCACCGCCTTTAGGTTGTGGAGCCTTTAAATTGCTCCCAGTTTCACGGTTGTATTTTGCCCTACCTTTGGCTGTTAATCCAGCACCTTTTTCAACGGACAACTTCTCACCGCGACCCACTGCAAGACTGACATTCTTTTTGCTCATTTTACTTTGGCTGTTCTGGCGGATTGCTTGAAGGCTTCAGCCGTTGGCGCACCTTTGCTACCAACTCTGCGCATTTTCTCCCCAGAGCCTTCAGCGATTCTTTCACGCTTTGCATTGATATTGTCATACAAGCCGCCTCCTTTAAACTTTTTACCCTCATCAGCCTTTGCAAACTCTTTGCCGACTTTTTGAGAGATACCAACCTTTTTGGCAAACGCAGGGTTATGTGCGACCGCTTCCATCAAACGATGTTGGGATGGTGATTTGCTTGGCATGATCAGCCGCAAAAAATAGTTACAGCCGCGCCAGCAGGCAATGTGACGTGAATATCTGTGTTAAAGCGGATGCCATTGCCGGGTATCTGCGTTGAAATCACAGCAGTATTGACTGTGATGTTTACGCGCAAGCGCTCTGTGCCACCCGAACCACCGTCACGAAAAACAATTTCGCCAGCAACGCCGCCAGAAGCTAATTGGTAGCCAGCAAGGTTTGTTGCACCTGCATAAATGGTTCCAGTTGCGTCATTGTGTTCCGAAAATACATTTGTCAATGTTGACATTTACTTCTCCAATTAGAAGCAGGGGGCGAACCCCCCACTCGTTTTTAACAAGCGCCACCGCCGCGCTTTTTGGTTGCTGGTGAAACCGTTACAGACTCTTTAGTCTTAGTCACACTCTCAGAACCCTTTGGCATGAAGTAGTCTTTTGCTTTACCAGCAAGTTCTTTCATCATACTCAAAGGATTCATTGCATCCTCAAGTTCACGGTTGTACTTACCAGTTTTATCGTAAGCACCTTTGGACAAGTCTTGTGTACTGCTTCCACCAGCATTCATACGCTTGGGCGAACCGTATTTCAGGTTGCTTTGCGTTTTGGCTTCGCGCATGGCAGTCTTGTTTTCAGCCGCATTGTTTTTCAACAAACGGCTTTCAGCAGGAGTTGCACGTCCACCAGACTTGTAAGTTCCCGACAAGCGGCTAATTGCTACTGGTGCAGGAACTGGCTTATTGCCTTGCGGCATCGCGACGGGTTTGCCTGTATTAACAG